TAGAACAGTACACAGATCAATTTACAGTAAGAAATTTCAAAGAAGATATCAAATCAGTATTTCCTGTTCTATATAGAATAATGAAAGAAAACGAAATAGGCTATGACGACATAGTCGAAATGACGCAACCAGACGTAGTAGAAAACGAGGTTGCTGCAAATTACAATGATCCATTTGCTAGGTTTGAAACTTGGGCAATGGGACTAGGCGAAGCTAGTGCAATTGCTAGCGAAGATCAAGAAGAAAAATCAGCAGCAGTAAGAGAATTACAAGAATTAGTAGGACAACATTTTCCAGCAGGTGTAGATGGCACAAACGCTATCGAAAGCCTTAAAGGCATAATTGAAGATCCACAATTGTTTCAAGAAATTAAAGAACAATCAAAACAAGATCCAGACAGCTGTGTAAGAGGTCTGATAAAAGAATGGTTAGAGCAAAATGCGCCCGATACTCTAGAACAATTAGACTTCGGAGATTTTGTTCCACCAGAAGGTGAAGCGCCGGCGACTGACCAAGGGGGTGATATAACAGCGCCAGAAGCACCACAAGAGGGATCCGATGGTCCAAATAAAAGCGATGTTCCTGCTTTTATGCGAAAAGCCAAAGGTGACGATGATTGGAAAATGAGCACCAAGGATATGGATGACGAACAAACAAAATCGCCAACCAGTTCCGCTGGGCTAGCACGTAGAAAACAAGAACTAGGTATGGGGGAAGCTGATACTGAACCATCTAAAAAAGATGATGACGACAATTCTCCTCCTTGGGATGCAGATGATGAAAAGTCAAATTTTAAAAAGCCCAACAATCCTAACAGAACAGGCCGAGATAGTGCTAGAGCATTAGCACAGCGAGGCATGCAGTCTAAAATGGATGTTCAAGAGTTAGCAGAATTTGTTCATACATTTTATGATCGTGAATCAGGTACATTCCCTAAAGGCCCAGAAGGCGTTGCTATTATGGTAGGCAAGAAGTTTGGTGAACAAGCAGAAATGGTTGCTCGCAAAATGGTAGAAAGAATGGCACCACAACAGCAAGATCCGCAGATTGCAGAACTTGCTCGTATTAGAGAATTGGCAGGCTATTAAAATTTAATGCTAAACAGATCGGGCACTTAGGTGCCCTTTCTTTTGGCTAAATTGATTGTCAACGAATTCACAGGCTACCGCGTTATATATATGTAGGGGTAGAAATTCCTACTTAACCAAAAGGAAACTTTAAAATGAAATCAGCAATCGCAATCCTCGCTACCGTGTTCGCAGTATCAGCATTTGCACAAGCACCTGCCAAGAAAGAAGAAGCCAAGCCAGCAGCACCAGCTGCCGCAGCAAGTGCTCCAGCAGCACCAGCTAAGGTTGAAGCCAAGAAGGAAGAGAAAAAGCCTGCAAAAAGTGAGCCTGCTAAGAAAGAGCCAGCTAAAGCAGACGCAAAGCCAGCCGCTGCTCCAGCGAAGTAAATTTGATTTAGACGACAGTGACCTCATAATAGACGATGAGGTCACGTATGGCCGTAATCGACGAAGCGCAGAGTTTGGCAAGTTAGTTGAAGATGACGAACTATCAGACTATGTAAAGTTTAGATTATGGCTGGCTAGACAAAGAGCAATGGCCAAATATAAAGAAGTCCATGGTTAAGCCCTGGGCTTTTTTATTGGCAAAATAAAATCAAAAATAAACAAAAAATCATTGACCTTGCTAAATAAAAAGCGCATAATAACATATGTGCATAAGGCATATAAACATTTTAGGCATAACATAGGAGGCATTTAAAATGGCAACTCTCGCAGAAATCCGTGCAAAACTTCAAGAAGCACAATCAAAGTCCACAGGACAATCCACAGGCGGTGGAGACAACGCAATTTACCCACATTGGAATATGCAAGAAGGCAAAGAAGCGGTTATCCGTTTGCTACCCGATGGCAATTCAGCCAATACGTTTTTCTGGGTAGAACGTGCAATGATCAAATTGCCGTTCGCAGGCATCAAAGGTGAAACAGATTCACGAGCCGTGCAGGTACAGGTTCCTTGTGTAGAAATGTACAACGACGGTACAGCCTGTCCGATCCTGACAGAAGTTCGTGGCTGGTTTAAAGACAAGGCTCTGGAAGAAATGGGTCGTAAGTATTGGAAGAAGCGTTCATACATCTTTCAAGGGTTTGTGGTAGAAGATCCTATTAAGGAAGATAGAATTCCAGAGAATCCTATCCGTCGATTCATTATCGGTCCACAGATTTATCAAATTATCCGTTCAGCACTGATGGATCCAGAGTTGGAAGAATTGCCAACTGACTACATGCGTGGCGTTGACTTCCGTATTGCTAAAACTAGCAAAGGTGGTTTTGCTGACTACTCTACCTCAAAGTGGAGCCGTCGTGAACGTGCAATTGCCGATGCAGACAAAGCAGCAATTGAACAGTTTGGATTACATAATCTCAGCGACTTCTTGCCCAAGAAGCCAACAGACGTCGAGCTCAAGGTCATGAAAGAAATGTTTGAAGCGTCAGTTGACGGTGAAGCATATGATATGGATCGTTGGGGTCAATACTTCAAACCAGCAGGTATGGGTCAAGCAACAGGTGATCCCAATAAAGCTGCCGCACCACGTGCCGCAGTAGCCGCTCCAGTAGCCGCAGCCGAAGAAGATGCTCCTTGGGAAGAGCCTGCTACTCCAGCAGTAAAGGCAGCAGCACCAGCAGCATCAGCAGCACCTACTGGTGAAAGTGCAAGTCGTGCGCAAGATATCCTTGCCATGATTCGTAACCGTCAAAAGTAAATCGTTGTAGACAAGAGTACGAGCCCGCGCTCGTACTCTCTTTCATTTTAGGAGAATAATAATGGCAAGAGTACAAAAAATTAATGAGAACTTCTCTCTAAGTTTTAACAGCAGAGAAGACCAAACAGGCGATACAGTAGCAGACATTGATGTTAGATTTGACAACCCCAAGGATGATTCTGTTATAATTAATAGATTAAACACTTGGCTTATAGCAATTGGTCGTACTGACATTGTTGTAAGTCCAAAGAAACTACCAAAGGGTGAATAATGGCAAAAGCATTCGATATCAGTAAATTTAGAAAGTCAATTACTAAATCTATCGACGGTTTAAGTATTGGCTTCAACGACCCAACAGACTGGGTCAGTACAAACAACTACGCATTAAACTATCTTATCAGTGGATATTTTGATCGTGGTATTCCACTAGGCAAGGTAACTGTGTTTGCGGGTGAAAGTGGTGCAGGTAAAAGTTTTATCTGTTCAGGTAATCTAGTCAAGAACGCACAAGCACAGGGCATTTATCCTATCTTGATTGATACAGAAAATGCGCTAGATGAAAAATGGTTACACGCTCTCGGAGTTGATACAAGTCCAGACAAGTTGTTAAAACTTAACATGGCCATGATTGATGACGTTGCAAAGACTATCACAGAGTTTATTGCAGAATACAAAACAATGGATGAAGCAGATCGTCCCAAGATCTTGTTTATCATAGACAGCTTGGGTATGTTGTTAACTCCTACTGATGTTAATCAGTTCCAAGCTGGTGATATGAAAGGTGATATGGGCCGTAAGCCTAAGGCATTGACAGCACTTGTTCGCAACTGTGTTAATATGTTTGGCGCCTACAACATTGGTATGGTATGTACCAATCACACCTACGCAAGTCAAGATATGTTTGATCCAGATGACAAGATATCAGGTGGACAAGGTTTTATCTACGCAAGTTCAATTGTTGTTGCCATGCGTAAATTAAAATTGAAACTTGATGCAGATGGCAATAAGACCACAACGGTACAAGGTATTCGTGCAGCTTGTAAGATTATGAAAACTCGTTATGCAAAGCCGTTTGAAAGTGTACAGGTTGAGATTCCTTATGAAACAGGTATGAGTCCATACAGTGGATTAGTCGACTTGTTCGAAGCCAAAGGTCTGCTCAAGAAGGAAGGTAATAGTCTTGTCTACACTACCAAAGACGGTGAGATTATCAAACAGTTCCGCAAGGCCTGGGAACGCAACGAAAAAGACGGTCTCGACATTGCAATGGCAGACATTTCTAAACACGGTGAAATTTCCACTTCTGAGATAACTACTACAGTTGAACCAGACTTGGAGGTCACTGAATGAAAGAAGATTTAATTGCAGATATTTGGACATTGGTGTTAGAACACATTCCTGAGAAACATCGTAAAGATGTGGCAGCAGATTTTGTTAATACACTAATAGATTATGGTATCAAAGAAAGCGTACTTGACGGCCTCAAAGGTGTTGACACATATCTTGATACTGCAATTGATTATGCAATTGACGGAGAAGAGATTGAGGATGAAGATAGTTACGAAGATGAGGAATAAATGAATTGGTACGATCGTGTTTCTAAAGATATCTCAAATATCCCAGATGCTGTGGCCTATTATGAAGCTGAATTAATTCATGCAAAACAAGATGTCCGTGTAGCAGGAAACATTGAAAAAGCCTCTGCACAGATGCCTGGCATTGTAGAAAATCGATTTAACCAACTTCAAGAAATTGAAGGTATTTTAGAATATCTCAATATCGAACTTCGTAGACTCCGCAGTCAACACTTTCGCAAGTATCTTGAAACCTATCAACGTCAGTTAAGCTCTAGAGACTGTGAAAAGTTTGTCGAAGGCGAAGCTGATGTTGTTGATTTCGAAAAGATTATCAATGATTTTGCCTTGCTACGCAACAAATGGTTGGGCATTATCAAGGCTCTAGACATAAAACAATGGCAGTTAAGCAATATTGTAAAACTACGTACAGCTGGCCTAGAAGACGCCAGTCTTTAAATACTGTATAATATACGCAGATAAATATCTGCATGAAAATAATATTAGTTACAGGTGGATTTGACCCCTTACACAGTGGTCATATTGAATATTTTAAAGCCGCAAAACAATTAGGCAATCTTTTGATTGTAGGCATTAACAGCGATGCTTGGCTCACACGTAAAAAAGGCAGAGCATTTATGCCTGCCGCTGAACGCAAAGCTATTATTGAAAACTTACATCAAGTACACAAAGTAATAGAGTTTACCGACAATGATGATAGTGCTATAGATGCTATTAGACAAGTACAGGAACTTTTTCCTAGAGATAAAATAGTATTTGCTAACGGCGGTGACAGAACCAAAGATAACATTCCTGAAATGGTCTTTGAAGATGTAGAGTTTGTGTTCGGAGTCGGCGGAGAGAACAAAGCCAATAGTAGTTCTTGGATACTTAATGAATGGCGAGCACCCAAGACAGGCCGGTCTTGGGGATACTATCGAGTGTTGCATGAAGTTAACAATCATGTCAAACTCAAAGAACTCACGGTCAATCCCAAGACCTGCCTCAGTATGCAACGTCATCAAGACCGTGCAGAACATTGGTTTGTGGCCGAAGGCACCGCCACAGTCTATACTATAGATCGCAGCTCAGACATGGATCTGTTAGGCGAATATACACAACATCAACACATACATATTAATACAACTCAATGGCATAAGTTATGCAATGAGACAGATCAACCCTTGCGAGTTATTGAAATTCAATATGGTGAAAATTGTGTAGAAGAGGACATAGAAAGAAAATGATTAATATTTTTATCGGTTACGATCATCGAGAAGCTATCGCATATCATGTATGCGCTAACAGTATAATTAGGCATTCTAGTAAACCAATTTCGATTACACCACTTGCATTAAAAAACATGCAAGATTATCAAGAAACGCATACCGACGGTAGTAATCAGTTTATCTACAGTCGTTTCCTTGTTCCACATCTAATGGAATACAAGGGATGGGCAATCTTTATGGATGGCGATATGTTAGTTCGAGATGATATTGAAAAATTATGGGCTCTTAGAGACGACAGTAAAGCAGTAATGGTAGTTAAACACGATTACAAAACCAAGATGACAGAAAAGTACCTTGGCGCTAAAAACGAAAACTATCCTCGAAAGAATTGGTCAAGTGTTATTCTTTGGAATTGTGGTCATGCCGCAAATAAAGTAGTAACACCTGAATTTATTGAAACTGCTACAGGCGCCCAACTTCATAGATTTACTTGGCTCGCTGATGAGTTAGTTGGGGAATTGCCTAAGGTATGGAACTGGCTACCCGATGAATTTGGTGCAAACCAAGATGCAAAATTATTGCACTATACACTAGGAACACCTAGCTTCCACGACTTTGCTACTACTCCAATGGGAGATGAATGGCACCGTGAACGCATTTATACCGATTACTGTCTACAGCGCAATCTATGATTTTTCTAAGTAAAGACGGAGAGGACGAGTACATTAATTTGTTTGCCCTGGGATGCAAGACTGCACCAATATCAACAGAAGATTTTGTTTACGCAGATTCTCAAGATCCAATTATCCTAAGAGGAATCCTTAAACATAAAATAATGAAACGTTGCTGGAAAGACGGGCGTACATTTTATTATATGGACACAGGGTATTTTGGCAATGAAAGAACTGCATCCAATCCCAACGGATGGAAACTGTGGCATCGCATAGTAAAAAATGATCTGCAACATAGTGAGATTATTTCGAGGCCCGACGATCGTTTTAAAAAATTTAATAAAACTTTTCTCCCCTGGAAAAAAGATGGAAGAAAAATATTAGTTGCAGCACCAGATGAAAAACCTTGCAAATTCTATGGAGTTACTAAGGATCAATGGGTTAATGAAACTGTTGCAAAAATCAAAGAATATACCGATAGACCAATAGTAGTTAGAGAACGAGCACCTAAAAGAATAGATAGAATTGTCACAGACACACTACAGCAGGCGCTTGATAATGATGTATTTGCTCTAGTGACGTACAATAGTGTTGCCGCAATAGAAAGTATATTTCATGGTATTCCAGCATTTACTCTTGCTCCTACAAACGCAGCAAGTCCGGTAAGTCTTCAAGATATTAGTAAGATTCAAACTCCTTACTATCCTGATCAAGATAAATTGTATGCCTGGGGCTGTCATCTAGCCTATGGACAGTTTCACAATTCAGAATTAAAAAGCGGCAAGGCGATGGAACTATTAACACAATGAAAGAACTATCTTTAGAAGAATCGTTAGTACAGGGTTCAAATAATTATTGCACAACAAAAATGCAAGAATCTTCCAAACCCATGGTGGTTCGTGGAGTAACTAGCAAGAGCGAAATAGTTGAATGCCAAAAAACGCAAAGAGATTTCTATTATATAGATACTGGTTATTTGGGGAATTTTCCTAGTCCGGGAAATACTTCTGGAAAAAAAATCTGGCATAGAGTAGTTAAAAACGACCTGCAACATACATTACCCAGAAATGTAGATTCTAATAGATGGGAACAATTACAAAAACAAGATCCCAGACTAGTATGGCAAGGATGGAAAAATCATAGCAAGAAAATTTTGCTAGTTCTGCCTAATCCAAAAGCCTGTAGATACTATGACATTGATTGCGACACTTGGGTGGAAGAAACTACCGAACAAATTAAAACTTATTCTAATTTGCCAATTGAAATTAGAGTGAAAGGAACACGAAGTGAAAGAGGTCACGGATACTCTATCTATTCTGCTTTTGAAACAGGAGTATACGCCACAGTCTCTTTTAATAGCATTGCAAGTTTAGAATCAGTATTATACGGTATACCTGCATTTGTTTCAGTTCCGTGCGCGGCTAGCACATTGGCATCTACTGATTTGTCCACCCTTAAAAATCCCCATAGACCACTCTTAGAAGACATAACTAAGATGTGTAAGACATTGTCCTACGGCCAATTTACTCATGAAGAAATTGCCAACGGCACAGCTTGGAAAATATTAAATCAATGAAATTATTAGTAAACGACAAAGAACTTGCGCACTATCTTATAAGTCTTATAGATCTAAAAGATCATTGCTTACACATAGAGTTAAATGAGCGTAAAACTGCAGAAGCTATAAATTTTATTCTTGAGAAAAAAAATCATCATAAATTTGACATTGAAAAATTTCGTGATAAGTTTAAAGAAAAACTGTTGAGGGGAGTTTCTGCAGATGCTACAGAATGGCGTAGTAAAGTTAACACGGTTTTAGAAAATTACAAAAAAAATTATTTTAGTCAAGTACATAAACAAGCAGAATATGTAATAGAAAAATTAGGTGACAAAAATATCATCGACGCCTATATGAATAGTGATCGACAATATTTTATCAAATCTGTTGGGCAACAAATAGATCCCACATCAACTATGATTAGGCGAAAAGATTTCATAGATAGTAGAGAAGATTGCCTGTTAAGAAACACCGTAGGCAATGAACATATTATTGTAGATAAAATTGATAACAGTCTTCCGTTTTGGTTTATAGATAGCGGATACACGAATTTTATTGAACCCAATAAAAAATGGCACAGACTCACAAGGAATCACCTGCACTTTAATAATCAATTTATTTCACCTACAGATAGATTGAAAAATTTTGCAGAGTTTCCTAGACCTTGGCGCAAAGAGGGTAAAAAAATATTGATTGTTGAGCCGGGGGAATTTGCTGCTGGTATCATGCACGTAGAAGCAAAATCTTGGACCGAATCTGTCATAGCTGAATTAAAAAAATACACGGACCGACCCATAGAAATTAGATCTAAAATCAATAAGAAAACACGCACCAGTCTTTATCAAACATTGTTGAATGGAGGCTACTATTGCACAGTCAGCATCAATTCAAACAGTGCTGTGGAATCTATTTGGGCTGGTATACCTGCTATCACTCTCAACAAGCACGTGAGTAATTCTGTAACTAGAAACAATCTTGCACAGGTCAACGATTTATATTATGGACCACTAGGAGATTGGCTAGCATGGCTCAGCTATTGTCAATTTACATATGATGAACTAATAGATGGTACTGCACTTAGCATTATCAAGGAATATCACAGTGTCTAATATAACTGCTGTGGCATATTATGCTGGAATACCACCCAATAATCATAATATGGAGAAGCCGCAGATATTAAACTATTTTTGTCAAGGAGTTATTGCGTCAGGTGATACTGCAATAGCACATACTGGAATGAATGCAATTCCTTGTGATGTAGCACTGATACAGGGATTTGTTCATGAACACGGTAAATCTGCACCGCATCTACAACTGAGACAAAGTGCAGTGAATCTTCAAAAGTCAACAAACAAAAGATCGTTAATTGTAGATAGCAATTTATTTTTATACGCAGACAAGTCTAACCCACTGCACTATTTAAGATATAGTTTTGACGGAGTATTTCCAACCACCGGATTTTATTTTGATAGAGATACCAATCCCGCTCGATGGCAACAGATCAGCAAGGATTTAGATATTAGTTTAAAGCCTTGGAGAACACAAGGCAATCATATACTAATCTGCTTACAGAGAAACGGTGGATGGAGCATGAGAGGACTAGATGTTATACAATGGATGAACTCAACTATTTTAGAAATAAGGAAATATAGTCAACGACCTATAATTGTTAGGGCTCATCCCGGAGATAAAAAAATTGGAAGCTATTTAAAAATAAATCACAAATCAGTATCACTGAGCGTGAACGCTAATCTTAAAGAAGATTTAGTTAACGCCTGGGCCACAGTGGTTTACAATAGTAGTCCTAGTGTAGCCAGTGTTATTGAAGGAATTCCAATTTTTTTAACTGATCCAATGCCACAACATAGTCAAACGGTAGCTGTGGCCAATACTAACCTTAGTGCTATAGAAAATCCAGTTATGTTAGAACGGCAGGCATGGATTGAAAAAATTAGTATGTGTCATTGGAATTTTGATGAACTAAGATCCGGAGCCGCTTGGAAATTTTTTAAACAATATATCTAACGCCAGTATGCTTCAGTTCGATGAACTTTAAGATCTTCACGTTTACTTCTACCAAGATTTTTCCTACCGCCTTTGAGATGATCTAACCAAGCACCCCATTCGCTGTTGATCAATGGATGCCCTTCACCTTGAGAACTTCCTAATCTAGGACGAATGTCATGTAGATGAGCAGCCCAATCTAGTTGCCTCATCTGCGGAAATTTCATACGTACAGCATCAAACACAAAACTGTCATGCCATTCGGCTAACTGAAAAATTCCTTGTTCTGCCTGATCATAAAATCTTTGAAATTCTTTTAAGAATGCCTGTACATTTGCAGATCGTAAATTCATAGAGTATAAGCCACACTCTGAATATTTGCCTTTTCTTCCAAGATAACAAAGTTCTGAGTCTGCAGGAATCATTCTGTACAAGTCCTGCATAGTAATAGGACTGTGACAAATAGTATCAGCATCCATCCATATCAATATATCTGCATCTGTTTCTTTGGCACAATCAAATATTGAATAAACTTTATGTGCAAATCTAACAGCATGCCATTTAAATCCTTTGCCTGAATCTTTTCTTTTGCTTCGGATTGGGTCAGCACTAACATCACCGTTAGCTTTAGGAACATCTTTCCATTGATTTTTGAATGCCATTAGCTCTGGAATTTCTTCTAGGCGTTTCAGTGTAACATGATTGTGGTCACGTATAGCAGGATTACACGCTTCTGGATAAATGTGTAAAATTACTTCTTGGGGCCAATTTACACAAAAAGTATCAATCATCTTCTGTGCATATTTTTCTAGACCTTCTCCGTGAAAGGTGGTCACGACTGCAATTTTCAATTTATTTTTTTCCATAGGTGTGAATCTCCAAACATTTCTACCACAGCATATCCGTATGTTTTCAAAAACTTGTATTCTGTTTTGGCAAACAACTCAACACCCTGAACTAGTATAACCGATTGATATTTATTAAGCAAAGGAAGCAATTTAGACACATGTATATCTTGGTCTCTATCCATTATAATGGCGTCTATGTCTGGTAGTGTTTCTATTTGATCAAAACTTTCTTTATATATGAGATTTTTTCTTCGAAAGTCCTGCGGGCCGGTAGAAATTATAAACACGCTAGGGAAAACATCGCAAAGATTCGGTAATTTCTCCCAACCGGTACCTACTACTAGAATATTTCTAATATTTTTTTTTGATTTACTAATTCTTTTAATAAATTTGTTCATAGGTTTCATTAAATACTCATATATTTATTTCAAACAAAATGCGTTTTAGAATTTATCAAGAAAATGGAGCATTAAACAGCACTCCTGTGTTTGCAGCCTTTTCTGCAGGCTTAAAAAAGCTAGGACATTCAGTAGTGAACAAGGATGAAGATGTAGGTGTGATTTGGTCCGTGTTATGGCAGGGGAGAATGCGGCCAAATAAGTCCATCTATGAAAATTTTACAAAAAATCACCGACCTATTATAATTATTGAGGTAGGAAATTTAAAAAGAGGAGTGACCTGGCGAGTAGGCCTAAATCATATCAACAATTTTGGTATATTTGGCAATCAACAAGATTTAGATCTAACAAGACCACAAATTTTAGGTGTTTCACTCCAACCTGTAAATCATCATCGAAGGCAAGAAATTCTAATTGCCTGTCAACACAGTGCTAGTTTGCAATGGTGTGATCAACCATCAATGGAACAGTGGGTCAAACAAACCATTCTCGAAATAAAGAAACACAGTGATAGAAAAATCGTGGTTAGACCCCACCCAAGATCGCAGATTCTTGAGAAATTCGTAGACGCTGTGATTGAAGTGCCAAGAAAAATACAAAACAGCTACGATGACTTTGATATCAATTACAATTATCATTGTGTGATAAATCATAACAGTGGACCGGCTGTGCAGGCAGCTATAAAAGGAGTTCCTGTAATCTGTGATAGTTCAAGTTTGGCACATCCAGTCAGTGAAAAATGGAAAAATTTAGAAAATCCTCAACTGCCCGATCGAGATGACTGGTTTTTAAAACTCTGTCATAGTGAGTGGACCGTGGAAGAAATTGGTCAAGGAACGCCAATTCTTAGATTACAAACACACATCGAGCATCTATTACACGCACATAGTTGATTTTCAAAATTATCGGTGTTATAATATAACAATGGTACCTTATCAATACACTGAAGACATCTTTTTAGAATTTTACAATCTTATGGTACGCCACGGCTTTGCCTTGACAGGTCAAGATCAGAGTGCTACTTATAATTTTTATTCTTTAATATCATCTGGATCACTGTTGACTCAGAGTCAGGCTGGGCTGATTGTAAAAATACTGAAAAAACACAAGGTCATAGCACAAAAATATAATTTTGACTATTCTGATCAAATTGAAAATCCAGTATGGAAAAATGAATTTAGAATACTAGATCTTACCAAAAAAATATTTGTAGAAAAAGATGAGACTGGAGAACTTTTGATATTTTTAAAATTCCCGTTTAGTATGAAAGAAACATTTGACCGAGAATTTTCAACAGAAAAAGACCATTTTAGACATTCAAAATGGAACCAAGAGAAAAAACTGAGAGAAGTAAAATTTTCAGAAATCAACGTTGTGGCTCTGTATGAATTTTTACAAAAACATAATTTTGAAATAGATGATTCTTTTTTAGAGACAGTAGAATTGGTGGAGGAAATATGGGCCAATCAGGAAGATTTTCTACCTCACAGTACAATTTTTGAAAATCAATTGGTCTTGATAAACAGCAATGAATATGCAGATGCATACTTTGAAAAAAATTCAACTGGTGATATCTACCACGATATGTTGTTAGCAAAAGCCATGCAGTTTCCTTTAAAACTTGTTTCAAAATCACAAGAAATTGTGGAAAAAATTGCATCAAGTAGCAATAATATTTTTTGGATTGATAGCAACGAAAAATTGTTTGATGTATATAAAAAAATAGATGGCAAAATTTGTATAGTGTTAGATCGTGCATCCGACAAAGAACAGTGGTTAGAAAACTTTATAAAAGATTCTGAAAAATACCAAATCTCAAGGTCTGATATTAGAATTTGTTTTAGGGAAAGTAAAGAATCTAACAGTGGATTAAATCAATGGATAAAAGACAACGGTCTTGGCGGACCTGTTGAAGACGGAAAAATTTTTATATTTGAACATAAACCGTCTAAGTGGTTGTTTAAAGATAATATTGATGTTAAACTTATTGTTACAAATAACTTATATATCAATCCTAATACCTATGTAAACGACTGGATGTCGAGTCATCCTTGTGTAATTTATCTAGGAGAAATAAAACCAACGCTACCCAAAGGGGCAACATCATTTGACATCTTGTAGACTTATAATTAAAGACGAAGTAAATATCAAGTTCGAAGGACTTGCAGTAGAAACACGTCGAAAGATTGCCAACAAATTAAAGTTTGATTTGCCTTACGCACGTCATATGCCTTCTTACAAACTAGGCAGATGGGACGGAACTAAAACCTATTTTGGTATTGGTGGTACTGGATATCTTGCACATCTGGATGTAATTCTTCCCATAGTAGAAGATGCAGGATATGAAATTCTCATAGAAGATCTAAGACAACACAGCAAGATAGAATTCGAACCTATCACAGAAAACTACTGGGCAGACCAAGGCAAGACTTGGCCTAAAGGTCATCCCGAAGCCGGCACACCTATTGTGCTACGTGATTATCAGTTTGACGTGGTTAACAAATTCCTAGCCAACACCCAGGCCTTGCAAGAAGTAGCCACAGGTGCAGGCAAGACCATTACTACTGCTACACTAAGTCATTTGTGTGAACCTTATGGTCGCACAATGGTTATCGTACCTAACAAAAGTCTAGTGGTACAAACTGAGGAAGATTATCGAAATCTTGGACTAGATGTTGGCGTATATTTTGGAGACAGAAAAGAATTAGGCAAGACACATACTATTTGTACATGGCAAAGTCTCAACGTACTTGATAAGAAAAGTTATGATAATGCTACATTGAGTTTGGCAGAATTTATTGAGGGTGTAGCAGCCATTATCATAGACGAAGTACATCAGGCCAAGGCCGATGTGCTAACTAAACTGCTGACACAGAATTTCAGTAACTGTGCCATACGCTGGGGGCTCACAGGTACTGTGCCTAAAGAAGCCTGGGAATTTCAAGGTATTCTTGCCAGTATAGGCCCAGTGATTAATCAAGTATCTGCACACGACCTACAAGAAAAAGGCGTATTGGCCAATTTACAAATCAATATTCTTCAAACCAATGACGTGCAGGTATTCCGTAATTATCAAGAAGAATATAGTTTTCTAGTCACTGACGATCATCGCATTAGTTGGATAGGAAATAAAATCAAAGAAATTTCTCTGTCCGGCAATACTCTTGTGCTAGTGAATAGAATCGACACAGGCGACAAATTGACTGCAATGTTGCCAGACAGTGTGTTCATCAGTGGTGCAGTTAAATTAACTGATAGAAAAGAAGAATATGATGAAATTAAAACTAGTTCTGATAAGATTATTGTGGCGACTTACGGTGTGGCCGCTGTGGGTATTAATATCCCCCGTATTTTTAATCTGGTTCTTATTGAGCCCGGAAAGAGCTTTGTTCGAGTTATACAAAGCATTGGACGGGGTATTCGGAGAGCCGAAGACAAGGACCACGTTGAGATCTGGGATATCACCAGCGCCTGCAAATATGCTAAAAGACATCTTACGGAACGTAAGAAATTTTACAAAGAAGCGAAGTACCCCTTCGCAATAACAAAGGTCAATATATGAAAATACTAACACTAAACAATAGATCTTTTGATCTAAACGAATTACCAGATGAGGTAGATGAAGATACAAGATTTTCAGTATTAGATAATTCAAATCCTAACGAGCCAGACTTTTTCTTTATGCCGTTGATTTTTCTTGAATCGTTTAATTCACCTGCAATATTGTTAAACATTGGAGGCTACGAAGTACAGATGCCATTGGATTGGTGTATGATAGTCGGAGATCGCGACTGTGGAATGGATCCAGAAGTATTACCGCTAACCAGTATTAATGAACGTGGATTTGATGCATTTATTTTTAATCCTGTAAAGGGATTTAAATGTGAATACTTGCCAATAGAAATAGTCAACATTTATCAAGATGTACGCTGGTATTTCCCTAAGATGAAAAACGGACAGTTGTTGACTGTGCCGTTACACGACGATCCTAACCCACCCTGTGCATATTTTGTCAAAGAAGTCAGCAGACAAAGTGAAATACTACAACTAGACAAAGTTTTGTGATAAGTAAAGTGTGTAGTTTAAAGGACTAGTATGAAAAAAATTGTTTATGTTACTGGATGTTTAGGATTTATTGGAGTTCATGTTACTCGACATTGCCTAAACAAAGGATGGTATGTAATAGGCGTAGATAAAATGACCTATGCCAGTAACGAGTCATTTCTTTTAGAGTTCAACAAATTTCCTAATTTTAAATTTATTAAATCAGATATAAATGATTTAGACATGTTGTACGACTGTGACTATATCATTAATACTGCGGCAGAAACACATGTGGATAACTCAATAGAACGTAGTGATCATTTTGTTCATTCAAATATTGACGGAGTTCATCATCTCTTAAAATTGATTAATCAAAAATTAAAACATAGAACCCCTATCCTATTACATTTTAGCACTGACGAAGTATACGGAGATATTCTCGAAGGATCTCATACAGAAAACGATGTACTAAAACCAAGTAATCCTTACAGTGCTACAAAAGCCGCAGCAGATATGTTGGTGTTAGCATGGAGCAGGACTTACAATTTATCCTATGTAATTTTAAGACCTACAAATAATTATGGCATTGGGCAATACGTTGAAAAATTAATACCAAAAAGTGTAAAATATTTGTCAGTTGGTAAAAAGATCGACCTGCATAATAAAGGTACTCCTGTACGTACATGGTTACACGCAGAAGATACTGCAAGGGCTGTTATTACAATAATTGAATCAGGTGTTAAAAACGAAATTTTTAATATATCAGGTAATTACGAAGAAAAAAATATTGAAGTAGTTAAAAAGATTATTAAATTAGTGAATGGTGATACAGAAATTGAAAAATATTTAACTGACATGATTCGGCCTGGTCAAGATTTAAGATATAGTATCGACGATACTAAATTAAAAAACTTAGGGTGGTCAGCAAACGCAGACTTTGACAAAGAGTTAGAAAAAGTTGTTGAGTACTATCGAAATAATTTTATTTGGTGATTTATGAAAGAAATTTTAGAACAAATTCGCGTTCTTATAGAACAAAAACAAGCAGAAAAAACATGGGTAGCCGGCAAAGATTTTGTTAACTATGCCGGTCCTTATTTTAATGCCGATGAATATGTGGCAGCAGCCGAAGCCCTACTCAACGGCTGGTTAGTTATGGGCAATAACAGTCTGCAATTTGAAAGAACATTTCCTAAAGAATTTGGAAAGACTAAGGGAGTACTAACTAATTCCGGAAGTAGTGCTAACTTACTAATGATGGCTGCTATGAAATCCAAACGCGGTCATAATTTTCCAGCTGGAACGAAAGTATTAATGCCTATTGCAGGATTTCCAACTACACTCAATCCAACTATACAAAATAACTTTACTCCTGTATTTTGTGACATTGAAATTGATACCTTAAACATTGATTTAACTCAAGCAGAACAAATACTTGCCAGTGACCCAGACATTAAAATTATAACTTTTGCTCATGTATTAGGAAATCCGCCTAACATGGATAAAGTAATGGAACTAGTCAACAGGTATAATCTAATTCTATTAGAAGATTGTTGTGATGGTTTAGGCACTACCTATGATAATAAGCCATTGGGATCTTTTGGTGAAATGGCATCGTGTTCGTTCTATCCAGCCCACCATATGACTATGGGTGAAGGCGGATTTGTTGCTATGAACGATCCTCAGCAAGAAATTATTGTGCGTAGTTTGCGTGAATGGGGACGAGGTTGTTACTGTGTTGGTCCAGAAGCAAACAAGTTAAAGTGCGGTACCTGTGGAAAACGATTTAACGAGTGGATTCCAGAAATGCCAGGTGAAATTTTTGACCACAAATATGTCTACGATGAGATTGGATATAACTTAAAACCAATCGAACTGCAATCTGCAATGGGTCTTGAACAGATTAAAAAACTTCCAGAGATACATGCCTTGCGTCAACGTAATTACAGTCTACTGTTTGCAATCTATGAAAAGTATGAAGAGTTTTTCCACTTACCTAGAGCTAGAGAAAAAGCAGATGTCAGCTGGTTTGCTTTTCCCTTGACTATTCGTGAAGGTGCCCCATTTACTCGGATGGACATTGTTGATTATCTTGAAGAAAATCTAATACAGACACGCCCTTATTTTGCTGGCAATATTATGCTACAACCGGCCTATAGTCATTTAATGAATCCAACTGATGCACGTGATAACTTTCCTGTGGCAACATACACAATGAAGAACACGTTCTTTCACGGATGTAGCCCAGTTATTACTCCTGAGCAAATTGCCTATATCGGAGAACAAGTTGATGGATTTATGAGTTTATTTCGATGAAAAAGACTGCGGTAATTTTTGGCGGCACTAGCGGTATTGGTGCTGCCACCGCCAGTCTTTTATCTAACAACAATTATAAAACACTAATAATTTCTAGGAAAGATATTAATTTATTTGAGCCACAAAGTGCAGATCAAATTTTAAAATTGTTATCTGATATAAATCCCGATGTTGTTATAAACTCTGCTGGGTTTTTTGGAACTAACACAGACACGCATGAAAAGATCATGGCTGTAAATTTTGGTAGTAACTGGTCAATAATTCGTCACTATATGACAAATCGTCCTGTTAAACCTGTTACTATAATTATGGTCGGATCTGTGTGTTATGATTCTGGAAAAAAAGAATACATGGTATATGCTGCCAGTAAAGCAGCTTTATATAGTTTGTGGCAAGGGGCTAAAGATTATTTCGAATCTGATAGCATTGTTATTTCATTGATCAACCCACAGCGAACAAAAACGCCAATGACCATACACAGAATTAATCCAGACCTAAATTATCACGAAGCAGAAGATGTTGCTGAGGAAATATTAAAATTAGTTAACTCTAATACTAGCACATCGATAGTAACACAATTTAAAATTAATTAAATTCTGTTTTTATATTTGTTTATTTCTTTTACAAATATTTCAGAGTGAACTCTGTCACCCTTTCCGGTCCACGAATATGACGGACCCTTTTTTCCAAATTTGTAATCGGTGTATCGAAGGTCCATTTTTGTTATTTCGTTTGCCGCAAGCATTTCGTTGAGCGTTGATTGATCAATACCCCAAAATAAATCTTCTTTTAATTTTTCTTTAAATCGTTTTGCTAAAATATAACGACCGTTATCTGCACCAAATCCCATAGCACTTGCTAGACTTTTTATTTGTCCACCTTTTCCTCTAGTGGGTATCCAGGTTGTTTTTAGATCTTTTATAAATTCTTTTTCAGATAATGGATTTACCATTACACTGTCTACATCTAAATTAATTACAAGAGCAGTATCTTCATATATTTCAGGAACTCTAAAATATCTAGCTAAACACCAATATGTTGCTTTTGTTGTTAGATCTTTAGTGAATTCAGCAGGAGTTATTTCACTGCTAGTAGTGCATCCGTGGGCAACAGCCCATTCTAAATCTCCAAGGTTTGGATCAAAGATATGAAAATGTATATGTGCCCACGGACAATTATCTTTTATAGAAAAAAACAGAGGTTTTGCCCAAGTATTAAAATACTTTGTGTCGCAGGTGAGAAGAAATCCGTTCTTATTAACTTTTGTTTCTAGGTTTAATGGTGTCATAGTGCAATATTTATATTGATAGGTTATTATACTTAAATAAATATTGCGCAGACTTAAAAAGGACATTGTATGAAAGCAGGCAAAGTGTGGGGGCAAACGGAATTGTTAGAAGCTAACGGTGTATTAGAATTCCATCGTATTGAAGCTACAGCTGGTGGCGTGTGTTCAAAACACAAACATCAATTTAAATGGAATGGGTTCTTTGTCGAAAAAGGTGAGATGATTATTCGTGTTTGGAAAAATAATTATGACCTAGTCGATGAGACATTGCTTAAGGAAGGACAATATACAAAAGTTGCTCCTGGTGAATACCATCAATTTGAAGCGGTCACTGACTGCGTTGCTTTTGAATTATATTGGGCAGAATTTGATCATGACGATATTGCCAGAGAAACTGTTGGATATAACAAGTAATGGGACTGCGTCTTTCCTACATTAATTTTATAAATGTAGCTGTGGAAAAAGTCTACGGATCACACATTAAAGGTCTAAAAATGTTAGAACTAGGTGATCAAATTGTAAAGAAGAAATCTGGATTATCCGAAAAAACCGGAAAAGAATATTTTACAAATTTGGGATACCATCACATTTCTGTAGACCTAAATGGTAACCGTGGGTCGTTAATTAAAGATTTAACAAAATCAGCAGACTTTGTAGAATGGCCTGCATATTTTGATATAGTAACAAATTCAGGTACCACTGAACATGTTGAACCGTTTGATAGTCAATATGATTGTTTTAAAATATTGCATGATTGTGTTAAGATCGGAGGATTAATGATTCACCTAATACCCGATATCGAACCATTAAATCAAGGACATTTTGCAAATCATTGTAATTATTACTATTCGGAAAAGTTCTTTAATGATCTTGCTCTAAACTGTAACTATACAATCTTAGAAAACACAATCATGGATAATTTAAGATGTGTAGCACTGGTTAAAAATACTAATGATTTCTGGCAAGACAAAACTAGTTTCTTAAAAAACATAAACATTATACCAATGGAGGTAACACAATGAAGGCAGTATTATTTCATGCTGATGTAGGGTACGATTGGCACGGCGAGGGAATTTATAAAGATTTAGTCAAGGGATTACGAGAAAATTTAAAAGAATTTAATATTCCATTAATTCATTTAACAATAACTGGGCACGAAGGCTGGGGCGATGAAAATTACTTTTATGATGTTGATAATAGGAGCGAGGTTATCTACAATCGAGAAAAACTCATAGTTGAATTCTTACGAAAAGATGCTGTAGATGATGAGGTATATTGGTTCATCGAACCAGATTTTAGGTTACTGCAAGAATTTCCAGAACTAACCACCGATGTGTGTATGCTACATCGAAATGACCCTATAGTAATGACTCCTGCATGGCGCCTAGCAAAAAAATCTTCACTGCCTTTCTTTGAAGAATGTTTTACATATTTTGATTTAGAACAAAAGAAATGGCATGGCGATAGCATAGCCTGGGTCAAGATGTGGGAGAAGATTGGAAAACCCGATGCCCCCGGAATATATAATTATAACGGAATAAGTCTTGAACTAAGACCATACGGATGGTATGCATCAAGACACAAAGCTCGATATTCTAAACAATGGAAGGGCGGTTCAAAAGATCAAATCACTTCTCAAGAATATAAAGATGCTGTGATCGCTAGAGAAGAAGCAAAAAAGGCTGCACTATGAAAAAGGTTTTATTAGATTGCGGTAGCCATTTTGGAAAAGGTTTGAAAAAACAAATCGAAATTAATAATATTGATTCAAGCTGGAAGGTATATGCATGGGAAGCTAATCCTTATACCTATCAAGTTTTTTTAGAAAATCCAAGATTCAAACATTTAGACCTAACTGCCTATCATGCAGCAGTAAGCAACGAAAATGGTAAAGTAAAATTTAATGTTCAAAAGTCTACAGATAAAGATGGGAATGATGCTAGATCAGGAACAGGCTCTAGTATTGTATCCTTAGACGAATGGAGACCAGCTGGCAGCAAACCGTTTGTTGAAGAAGTTGAAGTTCCAACAATAAATTTAAGTGAATGGCTTGTACAAAATTTATCTGAAAATGATTACGTTATACTGAAGATGGATATCGAAGGCGCTGAATACGATACATTAGAAAAAATTATAACAGACGGCCGCCTAAAATTTATTAATAAACTCTATATCGAATGGCATAGTACTATGTTTTCAGAACCTGAAAAATACAAAACAAGGGAAGATAAAATCATAGAAGAATTTAAAAAATTTAATATACCCGTAGAACCTTGGTAAGGACTTGAGATGTTTAGTGATGCTTATTATAGAATTGTAGAAAATGGCAAAGAATATCATAAATCTAATAAAACTTGGACAGGTCGCCATACTATACCTTACGCAAAAAAAATTAAAGAACTTGTAGAAAAACACAATGCAAGATCTTTACTAGATTATGGCTGCGGAAAAGGCCGTCAATACACAATGGATGTAGAATGGGAATCGGGTGTAGCAACTACCTTAGACAAATATCTAGGAGTTAATCAAGTCGCTAAATTTGATCCTTGTTGGCCAGAATTTGAAAAGTATCCTTCTCTTGATCGATCGTATGACGGTGTTATACTAATACAATGTTTGGGATTTATTCCAGATGAAGATCTTGGAACATTAAAAGAACACCTAGAAAAATTATCCACTAAATTTTGTTATATAGGTGAATTACAATCAAGTGGTATTGCGGATGTAAAACCTAAAAAATTAAAATTATTAGAACCTGATAAATGTACCACAGGTCGAAGTGCTGACTGGTATAGAGAAAGATTTTCTAATTGGAATGGACCTGAACTTATCTTTGATTTTATATGAAAAAAATATTAATAACAGGAAATTCTGGATACATCGGCAGTCACCTAACCAAATTGTTAAACAATAGAACGGATCTAGAATTATACGGTTTAGATAAGTCTAAACCTGTTGTTGCTATGGAAAGATTTTCCTGGAACAATATAACAATGCCGGGATATTTTAAATGGACTATAGAAGATATTGAATTTGATTGTGTAATTCATTTGGCAGCAGAAGTAGCTGTAGGTCGCAGTGTAACAAATCCTATAGTGTATTATCAAACAAACACATTAGGCACATTGCGAGTCCTGCAAGATCTAAAATTCAAACGATTTATACACGCCAGTACAGGTTCGGCAGGACCAATGAATAATCCCTACGGTATTAGCAAGAGAGCTTCTGAGGAAATTGTAAATCAATATTGTAAAGAACAAAGTATACCGTTTACTACATTTAGATTTTATAACGTAACAGGCAGCGACGGCATCAACCCAACTAATCCTGACGGCCTAATGTGGAATCTAATGAACGCACAAAAGACCGGAGTGTTTAATTTGTTTGGGGACGATTATAATACTCTAGATGGTTCTGCTGTTCGAGACTACACACATGTCAATGAAATTTGTCATGCCCTCGAACAAGCAATTGATCATTCAACTGACCAAATAGAAAATTTAGGTCACGGAGTTGGAACAACAGTTAAACAAATGATTAACTTGTATAAAAAAGTTAACAACTGTGAGTTTGAAGTTCGAGTATGCCCTAGAAGAGCAGGAGATCTTGAGCGAAGTGTACTTGACAATCCGTCTCCTTTTATGCAACAATTATATACTATACAAGAGTTATTAAACGTAAAATGATCAGCGACAAATATAAAAAAATTCTAACAGATATACATGCCGATACTCCGTTTGGCAAAAGATCTAAAATTCCAAAATTCGCTGAAGACTTTATTGCTAAAATCAAACCTAACAGCATTTTAGATTTTGGATGCGGTAAAGGAAGATTAGTAGATAAATTAAAAGAAGAATATCCAGACAAAGTAATACAAGGATATGATCCAGGAAATTGCAAGTTTGATTCTTCTCTAGATAGTGTATACGTGGATCTGCTAATGTCTACAGATGTTTTAGAACACATTGAACCTGAATTTGTAGATCAAACTTTAGAATATCTTTCTAAAAGAAGTCGATACATTTATCATCTAATAGCTCTTAGCCCGGCCAAATTAATTTTACCCGATGGACGAAATGCTCACTTAATATTAGAATCTAAAGAATGGTGGCGACAAAAATTTTTAAATTTAGGTTATAAAATTTTAGACGAAAAATACTCGGAACATACCAAAATCCCCAAAGGACAGAAAAAACCAATGCTGATAAAAAAATATTTTATTATGGCAGAAATTGATCATGGGAACACTTAAACCAGACGCTACGTATGTCTACGAACGCAATGGCGAGGAGATCTACGCCAGAGAAGCCGGCAAATCTGATCGGAAGTTAATTGGGTATCAGTATGAAAACAGAATAGATCCAAGAACTAACGACGGTCGTCCATTACACGAACACATGAAAGAAGATCAACTTTGGGGCAAAATTCGTCGAGCCGCTAGGACAAATGAGGCCTTGCAATCTGTATTAGATCGTGCTATACTAATATATCATTTAAGCAAAAACAATGGCAAAGAATAAACACGTAGACCTTTTTAAAGATATAATTCCTGCAGTAGATCTAGGGATTAAAGACCTTTGGGATGCCACTACAAACGAAGGTCGTAAAGAAATTAAAGGCGACTTTTGGAATTTAAATCGCTATATCAGTGGTGTCAAAAGTTCTAACAGAGAAATCCAAGAACACTTTGTAGAAATCACAAATGAAATCTACAATAAGAATTGGGCAGTGATACAACAACATCCCAAGTTGGTTTGGATGTTGTTGTGCCTATGCAGCTATGGTGATGGAAAAACACACTTTCACGAATACATATCTTTAAAAAAATCTAGGAATAAAAAAGAGGAAATAATTAGTCAATTTTTTCCTAATATGAAACACAATGATATTGAAACTCTTGCCACAATTACCACAGACAAAGAAATCAAAGAATACTGCCAAGACCTCGGTTGGGATAAAAAACAAATTGCAGAACTTAAATTATAAGTGCGAATTCTGTGAAAAACTCTTCGCCAAGGAAAAAACACTATTTGTTCATGTCTGCGAACAAAAACGTCGTCACATGTCAAAGACAGAAAAACACGTTCAGGCAGGACTGCTAACCTATCAGAGATTCTATGAAATTACCCAATCGACTAAATCTAATAAAAATTTTGATGATTTTGCTAGTAGTCCATACTATACTGCTTTTGTTAAATTCGGAAGTTTTCTAGTCAACACATCGCCAATATATCCAGAAAGATTTATAGACTATGTGATCAAAAGTGGTGTCAAACTAGACCATTGGTGTCGTGATGAACTTTATGATACCTATGTTTCTGAATTGATAAAAATAGAACCGGCCGACGGAGCCATTCAAAGATCAATCAAAACCATGATGGATTGGGCCAATGTGAACAATGCACCATGGGAACACTACTTTGCCTATGTCAATCTCAATCGAGCCACTCATGACATTAAAGAAGGCACAATCAGTCCTTGGCTTGTGTTAAATACAAAAGCAGGCAAAGAGATGTTGACAAAAATGAATGATGAACAATTGGCCATTGTTGAGCCATACATTGATCCACAATTTTGGATGAGAAGATTTAAAGCACTGCCTGCTGATGTTGAATTAATAAAAGATGTCATTAAGGAGGCAAAAATATTATGATTTTTAAAAAACGACGAGAAGAGCCGGAACCAGAAATCGTTGAAGAAGAACTTAAAGACAATGAAGAACATATATCAAGAGACGACATCGATATTGAAGTAGTTGTAGCTGAAGACTCGAGTGACGTTTATGTAAAATTTTCCGGATTTGAAGACGCTGAAGACGCTGAAGAATATGCACAGTTTTTAGCAGAAACTTTACCTTTGCTATTATTTGAAACTACAAGACTTAACTAATGAGAAAATTATTAGACGGCACAGAATCTCAAGAACTAGTTAAACCAGTGACTCTAAAGATCAAAACAAAATGTCCAGGCAAGTGGATGTTGGCTGATAAAGAAACTGGTGAAGTTTATGTGCCGTATGAAACTTTGGGGAAATTACAGTGGAAAAAAATTGCGGTTTGGGATGGTAAAGATGCCTGATATAGACATAGATTTTACAGACAGAGATTCTGCATTAAAATTATTTAAACACGTGGGAGCCAGCCGCGTTGAAAACAATCGATTGGTCAAACATAATACAGGCGTCTATCTTCACGAAGTACCAGTTAACGCTCTAACAGGACTGTGTGCAGTTCCTTATGATGACGCTGAACAAAGAGAATATTTTAAAATAGATTTTCTCAATGTTGGATTATATAACGGTATTAAAAATGAAGATCATTTAGTACATCTAATGAATCAGGAACCATTATGGGATTTGTTATTACAAGACGATTTTACCAGCTTGCTCTTTCATGTCAACGGGCATGGTTCTATACTCAAAGAAATGCAACCGAAAAGCATAGAACAACTAGCAGCAGTGTTGGGAATAATACGTCCAGCTAAACGGCATTTAATTGGAAAAGATTGGATTACAGTGATGTTGGAAGTATGGACAAAACCAGAGACTGATGATTATTACTTTAAGAAAAGTCATGCTACAGCCTATGCCGTTGCTATTGTTGTTCAAATGAATTTGATCTGCGAACAAATTAGTTACGGATACTCTTAGGGTACTCTTCTTACTAGTGTAATAGATTTTCTTTTTACACGTTTGATTATGATGTCATTAAGACTGGTAATTGGTCCTAGTATAACTTTGATATCTTTGGTTGCAAAATTTCGTATGGCATATCTATAAGTAAAAATTTCTCTAGCAAGAAAGATACTGATAGGGATTTGACGGTTAGATTCCCACCACCAAGCTTCTCCTAGTTCTATAAATCTACTTTTTTCTGGGTCTGATTTTATCAACGAATAGTCGTACATACTGGTGATCTGATTATCTTGATTGATTATAATACCAACATATTCTTGATCTACGTGATTTAATACGGATATGAATGGAAAGTTCTGCTGTAGGTTTTCTGTGATTCTCATAGATAAATATGCTAAAGGTCCGTTAATGTATGCAACAAATTTCAGTTTATTTATACCCAAATAACATCGATGTGTTTACAAATGTCGGCGCCTGGACAACAGAGAGGTATCGAAAAGTGTATCAACGAAACATAAAAGTCTA